CATCGAGGTGCCAAACTTTTCACGTGCTTCGCCGATGATCATCTTACAATTTGCAACCATATAATCACGAATCCATTGTTGAATCTGGAAGTCGCTGAGTAAGTTAATTTCGGGCTTCAAATTGTAAGTCCAAATCAACACAGCCTCGCCGGTATTCTTTGGATCACGGATTAACTGCAATTTTTTGGTTACAGGGTTGAAAGTGTAGTTAAAATAACCTCCAAACATACGAGCAGCCAATTCTGTGTACTGACTGTAGAAATCGTATGTGGCAAGTCCTCCTGCTACGTTGAAGTTCATTAGGTAAACTTGCAAACTAGCCTGGGCAAACGGGTCAAAATTTGATGCAAATGGTCCGGTAGCATCGCCGAAAGTTCTACGAAAGCATTGACGAACAGAAATGACTTCCTGTGGTAATGTGTAAATGCTTTGGTCTTTAACCAGAGTAAAGAAACTGTAACTTTCTTCATAGGCATTTTGAGCACGTTGACGGTAAACACCAAGTGTGCGCTGGTAAGCAGATTCGTAGTGTGCAGGATCTAATTCAAGATCAATAATATCTCCGCCCAATTGTAGTTGGACGTATTCAATAAGGTTTTGCTTCAGCGTTTGTAGTGTATCTTGCTCTTGTGCCATATAGACTCCGATCAAGTATTTATTTTAAATGCCTTGCCTTTACGGGTGGGAGTTATAATGGCTGCGCGGGGATTTTCTGCACAGAACTTGCATTGTGGGATTGGGTTCTTTAAACTTTCTACCCATTCATCTCGATACTGCTCAAAGTTGTTTACAGTCAGGGGCACATAACTGTGAACAATTCTGCGGTCTTCTTCAGAAATATCCAACTGATGTTGCTCGTCAAACTCGGGCAACAATGCTGCCGGACCGCACTTGTAAATGTTGCCACGAATAAAGTGATAACTCTTGTACTCAACAAATCCGCATTGGCTATGACTCTTTCTCGGGTCGCTGTTATGCAGGGTAAACTTACCTGCTTCGTTTAACTGTACAGCGGCTGTGGAGAAGTTGTTGCTGACCCACATATTAACCATTACCCCGTTTTTATCAACTGCGGAGTAAAAAGCATTGTAATTTGGCACTGTAGACGGAGCAGGTGTCCCCAAGTGTGTGCCAAATTCAATTACACCTTCATCAAGAAATTCTAAAATGTTAGATCGCAACATTTCAAAATCTGCCATGTTGTGCAAACTAATGCCAATGTGATTACGTGCCCTGCGCTTGGGGCTTTCGACTAACATGGCTTCGTACAATCCCGGGGTTTCGTTTAATCGTGTAGCATTGGTTAGTACCTGCACATCGCAATCAAAAATTTGATTAAGTCCTGTAACCCATTCGTTGACGGTGGGATTTAGCGTAGGCTCCCCGCCCATTACTACAATAGCCTGTAGTTCAATGAGTTCGGACCAGCGACGGTAAGTTTCTTCATAGTCACTCCACCGTTGCCAGCCCGAAAATTTATGATTGTTAAAACGATTGCAATTATCGCAGGTATAATTGCAAACGTTGGTGATATAGAATTCTACCTTGTTATCAAATCTCAGTTTCATCCAGTAGTTATCACCAACTACGCAAGATTACCAAGTTTTCGGCACCCCGGGCGTTCCACGCTGTTTCTGTAGTAGTAAGGTCTTTGAAGATCTTACGTGCAGCCGGCTTGCCTGCGGCACTGATGGCTTTGATAGTTTCTGCGGGCTTGCGCACAGTTTTCTGCATGGTCTCTACAGTGCTAAAGCCAATCACAGCATTGTTCTTGATAGTAAACGTTTTGGTGTACTCATCCGCAACAATGTGGATTAACTTGCGCTTCTTGGTGTCATACAACCACGCTTCTGACTTGTCAACAAGTTGAGCAGCCGGCAGTGACTTGAGTTTGAGTTCTGCAAACTCTGCTTGGAACTTGAACTTAGCGGCTTTCTTTTCCGGGCTCACCGGCTTGACTTTGCGAGGCTTGCGTTCCACTTTCTTGATCTGCACATAAGCACCGCAGTCGCTGAGCACCAATTCACAAAACTTCACGCATTGTTTGAGTTGGTTCTTGGTCATGTAGTCATATGCTTTGGCCAAGTCAGCGTCTTTGCCTGCTACGACGTCTTCGAACTCCACAAGTTTACGAGCCCAAACTTCGCGGATTTCAGCAACCATTTGCGGGGCGATGTTCATGCTTCGCATCAGGCTAACGGGTTTGTAATCAGCGTTGAGTTTGGCACCTCGATG